AAAGACCGTATGCAACACCCAACGCTAAGGCGAAGGTGGTACAGTGTTAAAGACCATTTCTACCGTTCGCGGCCAACCGGCAGCTCGGTCAACACGTGGTACTCGGCATACCGAGCCACTCAGCGCCAATGTGCGGATCTGGGACGCTGGGATTACTCTCGTATGCGCATAGCAGCGGAGTCCCTGCGAACTGATCTTGACCGACTGTTTGGTCGCAAACTTGTGCCGTTGCCCCTTGAGGAAGTGCGTGTTACGTTCAAAGATTTGTCCAGATCAGCTGGGAATAACTTGTCGAAGGCGAAGACAAAGCAGGACATAAAGGATGAATGTCTACCCATGCAAGAGGAGATACTTGCTGGTGATGGCGTGGGTACCCCCCCATACCGACTTGCTTTTCGCAACCACATCTGTAAGACCGGCGACCCTCCGAAAAGCCGTATTATTATGGTTTCTCCTGGGGAGCTGGCCTTCGTCGAAAAGCGGTGGGCTCAGCCCTTCACCGAGGCATTGATAGCTTCGGTCCATCCCCGCCCATGGGCCACTGGATTCAGCTGGTTCTGTGACGGTGGACAGGAAGTTCTGTCTCGGTTCGACGTTCATCGAACTTTGTCTCTCGATTTTTCCAACTTCGACTTGTCTTCACCCACCTGGTTCACTCGTATCGTGTTCGACCTAATTGGCGACTCGTTCTCGATGGACAAGAGGGATCGGTCCATCCTCGACGGTATCTGCAGGAATCATATGGAGGCCGTAGCCACATTTGGTACTCGCCGTTACCGCCTGACTGGTGGAATACGAACCGGTTCCTCTTTCACACACGTCATCGGGACTTTGACGTGCATCCTCATGCTTCGGTATTACTTTGGGCCCGACGTTGACTCACTGTCTTACGGAGACGACTGTCTCGTAAACACGCGTCAGCCCGTGTGGAAGGTTGCGAAATGGTACAGTGAGAATAGCACTTTTGTGATTTCTCCAAGCAAGTCCGTTCGCGGCGTACACTGGCTCGGATTGAAACTGTTCCGACGGTCATGGATACTTCCAGACTCACGGCGCAGATGGGCGCAGCTCTTCTTCCCTGATTCCCAACGGAACGAGGATTTGGTCGCGCTCATGCAATCTCACCTGATAAATTGCGGCAACGACTCGATGCGCAAGGACCTCAGGCAGATTCTGTTCGACACCGGTAACGTGGCGCTTGCGCCTGGACTTCGGGAGCAATTGGACTTC